AGGGGGTCTATCTGACTTTGCACATTAACTTTTAGGAGACTAAGATGAACCTTGCCATAGAAGATACATTACAATCAAACGGCGTATTTCTCGATTATACGGAACTTGATAATTATTTAGATTCTCTATCTAACCAAGATCTCATAGAATTGATACGGTGTCATTATTCGATATTCGCTTCTGCGGAAAATCGAGATGACTTGTATGAATTTCTTATGGATACGGTTAGTGATAATCTGTTTAATGGTCAGGCTCTTCGTACTATTGAGAGAATATGCTATCTGAAAATAGTGAAACTTACTGGTATAGGTACTACTGATGATCTCTATTCAACACTTCCTTATGTGTTAGTTAATAGTGAAAATAAAACCGTGGAGACTATATGACTACCGGCACTCAGGTCAGTGATCAGCGCACATATACTATGACATCATGCGGTAACGCCTTAGCTGGCGATTATTGGTATAAGTCATGGTCAGGCGTTGATTCTGCTCCTGGATCCCGAGATAGAGTAACCGACCACCCTTACACGTTATCGATTTTAAAGTTATCTGACCCTCTCATCACGTGGAGAACCACTGCAAGCGAGACGCCCCGTACGGGGACTGTTTCTTCTTGTTTTGGTGGTGTCCCAACTTTACCAATCCCTTGGGATAGTAATGATGAGTTAAAATTAATAGGTAAGATTTCTTCAAAAATTCGAGGAAACGATTTCAATGGTGACGCGTTTATTGCCGAAGGGCATCAAACGCTGAAGCTGTTGGCTACTACTGCTAACCGTTTAGCGGGATTTCTAGAAAATGTTAGGCATGGCAATATTTATAAAGCCGCCCGATATTTAGGAGGTCCCAAGGTTAGTTCTGGTAGAAGTAAAATTTATAATGCATTAAAACGCGAGTTGAAGCCTAACGGCAAATCAACTGGTAGTCTTCAAAATGCTATATTAGAGGTCCAATACGGTTGGCGTCCCTTGTTATCGGACGCGCACGAATTTGGTACCGCTTTAGCAGAAATTTATACGAAGACTCCTCATGAGTTTTACAAAGTTAAGCGGAAAAAGGTCGTGTCTGCTGAGTCTCCTATGGGAGGCGGTGTAATCGCTAATTGCCGTACCACTAAAACGGTATGGTTAAAAATTACGGTTTCGCGCCCTCCTGGGACTCGACAGATTCTGCACATGAATGATCCTCTCGCAGCCGCGTGGGAGTTTACACCGTGGTCTTTCATCGCCGATTGGTTCATACCGATCGGTTCATGGTTGACAGCAGTGAACACTCTTAACGTGGGCGGGGGAGGTTTACAAATCACTAGTGTGCTACGTTCCGAAAAAATCACTACGGATGGTATTGTATTAAACGGAGGGCAAGATTACATAATTCTTAGTAATCCTGGCTTCAGGTCTTCTACAGTTCATTTCGATCGATCTATCGGCGCACTTCACAACTATACAGATGTACCATTGCCTTCTTTTAAACCTCTTCGGAAAGTTTTTTCTCCGGAGCACTGTTTAAATGCATTTGCACTTCTTACGTCAGTTAGTAATGGTTTTACAAAGTCCTTAAAGTTTTAGACGACATTAGCTTTGGTCGTGTAGAATATCTTTTCACCTTAATGAGGTTTATTTATGTCTGCAATAGCAAGCATCGTATTAGATGATGCTCAAACAACACCTGTTTCACATTCTTTCCTCCCTGTCAGCCACTCGAATAGAGAGTTTATTTGGAGAGATTCCACAGTTGGTTTAACTGTTTTGTCTGCTCCAGTTATACATCTTATCGTGTTGCCGTCAAAGGATAAGTCAATTGAACGGTATCGTGAGAAAATCATCCTGCCAACATTAGAGACTTTAACAAGCTCGGCGGCCTCCGGTTACCAAGCAGCGCCAAAGATAGCATATACTCTGCAAAAAATCTCAGATTATATCATTCCATCTCGGGCGACTGAAGAGCAACGGAAGGACTTGGTGAAGTATGGACGACTCATAAGTACATCAACTCAATTTATTGATGTGTTGTACTACGGGTTACTCCCATACTAAATCATTAATTTCTTATTGCTCCATTTTATGTATAAGGTGGGAATCATGAAAGATTCAAAAAGTAACCGTAAACCGTTTGACCTCTGGACTAAGTATGAAAGTGACAGTTTTACCCGTCGCCTTTCGTATTTCTGTGCGACCCGTAGTGGTAGATACGCGGACCAATTATGTAATATGGTTTCGCGTAACGATCTCGAAGGGCTTTGCACTTTTAATATTGAGTACCATAGCAACGATTCTACACGTGAACTGGCCTATGCTCGACAAACTTTGGCTTTTTATAGCAAAGATGCCGATGTAAAGTTATGTGACACGAAAGAAGCGATGTTTAGGTCCTTTATTAATACAGAGATGCAATGTAAGGCAACAAACAAAAGAATGTCGTCCTTATTTCATCTTGGAACTTTAGAGTTCCACTGCGATAGTATTGTTTTTAAACTTCGTAGGAAAATAGATGAGATACTGGGCGATACTCCAGAGATTGTTGACCTCCCATTGTCATTTGGTCCTGGTGTAAATGTAGGTATTACCAAAGAAGAAACAAGCCCAAGATGGAAACTTAGGGCTATTCCAACATGTACGGAATCCGTTCTAAATGTCATAGAAGACTTAGTTCGCACCGCTCCGCATTGGTTTTCCCTGTTAAAGGGGGAAACACGTACGGTGATCGGTCGCTTAGGATCCGTAGCCAAAAATGCGTTAACTGATCGTTCTATAATTGTAGAAGCCATTATAAATGGCACTGCCCAAAAAGGCATTGGTTCTATTATTAAAGAAAGGTTACTCCGCTTTGGTTGCAATTTATATACGCAAACAAGGAATCACCAGTTGGCCTTACAAGGCTCTGTCGATGATGACGTAGTAACTTTAGATATCAGAAACGCAAGTAATACTGTGGCGCTGCTAGTTGTTTTTCATTTGGTGTCAGAAAAATGGTTTAATTTATTAGACTGTTTCAGAACTCCAGTGATAGATGTAGGTGGTAACTCGCAGTTAACCCTTGAAATGTTCTCCTCTATGGGGAACGGGTTTACCTTTGAGTTAGAATCGCTTATATTTTACAGCTTAGCGTTAGTCGTCGCCGACGAATGTCGGGTGTCCACGTCAAATATTTCCGTTTATGGGGATGATATAATAATTCCCCGGGAAATGCTTGATAGATACATGAAATGTTTGACTTTCCTTGGCTTTGAGACTAATCTCAAGAAGTCATTTACGGAAGGCCCATTTCGTGAATCGTGTGGACACGATTACTTTCTTGGTGTAGACATACGACCCTTTTATAAAAAAGCCAGATGGACCCATGCTCGCGTTGTTGGTTTATTAAACCATGATGCAAATCATCTTTATTTATTTGAAGATATGCGACGCGACTTGGAACTAATTGTTAGCGGCGAGTACCCCTATGGCCCAAAAGGCTACGGAGACGGCTGCATACAATTAGATTCATTTGACCCTAGTTATAAGGACTGTTTTGAACGCTGTACACGTACGAATAAGCAACGTATCGTGCATGGTCAACGAGATGGTTTCATATTCAAGTTGGTTAGTAAGGTACCTCTTAAAGATTTTGAGAGATATAGACATCTAACTAATTATGATTATGTACTTCCTTTATACCTTATTGCTCAGAAGCCCTATGTGCCCGAGTTACGTACCTTGCGGTACGCAACAGAGGAAAAAACACATTATAATTGGCTTATGGATGATAACGGTATGATCTACGAAGTTGCCGTTCATACGCAACTACACGCTCTTAATGATCGTGTTCGTAGTTCACTTTTAACATATGACATCTTACAAGATGAAATCGGCCGAGAGGCTGACCCATATGTTATGAAAGGAGGTTTTACAACAAAGGTAGATAAAGTCTACGTGTTACCTGGTCATATCTAAAATTGTAATAGATATGTTACCTTTTATTTAGTAGGTGAAAACTTTCATCACTTTTTAAACATCGTCGTGGTATCGACGTGACGGAGGCCCACCTCTCTAAGGAGGGATGGTATTACAGCC